TGAACACGGTGGTTCTGCGTAAGACATTCCCGTAAGGGGCTTTGCTGGAGAGCATAATGTCCAGATGGTGGGGGATGACTGCATAGCATCCCCCGTCACCAACTTAATCAGGAGGTTTAATTATGCAATGGTATAAATGTGGAACAGCGACCGGAACCGGGACTGCCGATCTTGACATCGACATCGGTTTCGTTCCTTCAAAGTTCAGCATCCTCAATCCCGTCACCGGGGCATCCATAGACTGGACGACCGACATGGGAGAGAATTCGGGTATCAAAAAGGGTGGAGATTCACTTTTGAACTCTGCTGTCTGCGGAATAGGAAGTACCCCTGCTTTTATGGCAACCGGGGCTTTCGTGTTCAATATTGACGGATTCCAGTATGCGAAAGCTGCTGTGACCGCCGGTACTGCACCGACCGCAACTACGGTAACTCACAGTGCTTCAAAATTTCTGTATGCTGCTTTCGGTTACGAAATCGGAACAGATGGAACGATTCACGCCGGGGTTGACGCATCTGGAAACGCTGCGGGTTATGACACTGAGGCGGAAGCCATCGCCGCTCTTCTGGCTGACTCAATAACTGCGGCACACACGCTCATCGGTTTCTTTACCGTAAAAGTCGGGAAGGCTGCTGACTTTGTTGGTGCAACGACTTCTCTTGCTGATGCTGCAAACGTGGTCACATACTACGATATGTGTCCGCTTTCGGCTCATGGCATAAAAGAGATGAACGATACCAACGGTCAGGGCGTATATCTCGGGGCTGACCCCAATGTAAACGTGGCATCTGCCGATCTTTATTGGGAAGCGTGGAGGTAAGTTATGCAATGGTTCAAATGTGGCACAACCACTGGAACCGGCGCAGCCCTTCCGGTGATAATAGGATTCATCCCCTCTGTCTTCAAAGTTACTAATCCCGCAACGGGTTGCACCATAACGTGGGGGACGGGGGCCGGTGATGGAGAAGGCTTGAAAGATGGTGGAGACTGCATGGAAAGAGCTCCTGTTCTTGCCATTGGTACACCAGATACCGATGTTTCCGTAAGCGACATGGTATTCAGAATAGACGGTATGCCTTATCTCGGCGTGGCAGATGCTTCCGCTGCAATATCAACCACAACTTGCGCCCATAGCGATGTTCATGATCACTATGCCGCATTTGGCCTTCAGGTTGGTGTGAACGGAACAATCGACAAAGGCCCGGATGCCCCGGCGAACAATACCGGATACCACACGAAACAATCTGCCGTTGACGCACTTCTGGCAGTAGCCTGTGATGCTGGACACACTCTTGTCGGGTACATCACCGTCAAGATTGATGCGGACGGAGCAGACTTTGTTGGTGGGACAACCGGACTCGCTGATGAAGGGTACACGGTTGAGTATCACCCGTCCTCCAATTTTATAAAAGTTGGAGGCATCTCCTCCTACGAGGTGAGTTCTGGATACGGGGTTTCAATAGGCACAGATGCCAATCTTAATGTTCTTGGAGATACGCTGTATTGGGAGGCGTATCGGTAGACTACGGAGCCGGGGCGGAGAAATCTTCCCCGGCTTTAACCATTTTAGATTCAAGGAGCCTTTAAATGGCTGAAGAAAAACCCAAGTGGTTTGACGAAAAGGTTTACGGAAGACTTTCAAATATTGAGTTCCCCGGTTCTCCGATGGACATCAGGGTGAATGGGGTCAAAACGAGATATGAGGATGGATTCACGGGATATATCCCCAAGGCTTATGTCGAGGCTATAGGGTATTGTGTTGCGGTTGAACATAAAAACAGGGGTGTTGGTCTTCCCCCTATTTCCTTGCCGAGACCGAGATTTCTTTTCAATGAGATGGTCGAACCGGGAAAGACAGAAGAAGACGAGAAAATCGTAGAGTCAATTGTAGAAGAAAAACTCAAAAAACCTAAAACGGTGAGGGTAAGCAATGACGTTCCTGGAGATGTACAACCGGACGCTGTATAAGCTATTCGGTAACTCTGCCCCTCCTCAGGGGGCGGCGGCTGTTCTCTACGGCACAAATGGCATTATTGATAACTGCCATCGCAGAATACAGCAGAGAAAGAATTACTGGTTCATGGAGTATACCGCAACAATAGCGGTTACTCCCGCTGTCGAAAGCTATGCCCTTCCCACTGATTTTAAGGAGATAGATAGGTGCGGCTTCAGGCCCTACAATGCAACCACGACAGATTATGAAACTCCCCTGTCGCAAATGGGTGCGGGTGAGTCTTTCTCGAAGTTTACCAACCATCTCGATGTTGCAGACTATCCTCAATATTACAGCATATTCAATAACCAACTTTATCTCAAGCCAATTCCAAACCTTGCGATAACTGTTTACCTTCGGTACTATCGCTATCTTGCAAGGCTTGTAAACGATACAGACGAGGATGCACTTTGTCTGGTTGGCTACGAGGTAATAACGAACCTGGCGGCGGCAGAGTATCTTGAGATAAACAAGGAATTTAACGAGTCACAAACATATCTTGCTCGTGCAAATGATGCTCTTGAGGTTCTGCACAAGGAAGATATGGGTCGAAGGAGAGCAGAGATTCTTGAAATCGATTATAGGGACTTCTGATGGCATACACGAGGATTTGGGATGAATCAACCCCCAAGGATCAGGACAGGGTTTATACCGGGGCAAGCGAGATACGGAACCTGAAGGTTGACTTCAGGGAGCGTGTCAACGAAAGGTGTCCTATCGGCGGGATAACCGAGTGGCCTACCGAAACCGTCCCCGATATGTGGCTTGAATGTAACGGTGCGGCAATAAGCAGGGCCACTTACATTGATCTTTTTGCAACAATAGGAACAACCTTCGGAGAGGGGGATGGATCAACAACGTTTAATATACCAAACATTCTTGGCATCTTTGTAAGAACATGGCCCAACGGCGAAACGGCTATCGACCCTGATGTGGCCGCAACATCGTTTGTCGCAACCACGGTTAATGGGTCGCCAACGCTTACTCCTATAACAATGACTATTCTTCCCCGTATTGGGGCAACGATTTCGGGTACGGGCATACCCGCAAGCACCACGGTTTCCGCAGTTGATGTTGCCGGTGCGACCGTAACCATGTCAGCAAACGCAACTGCCGATTCTGCTCCAGCGGGGATAACAGTCACGATTGATAACGACATTCTTGGAACAGTTGCATGGGATCAGAATGAAAGACATACTCACCAAATATTGAGATACGATACCGTGTATTATGGCAGTTCGGTAGTTTATGGATATTGTTGGTCTTATACTGCGTCAAACCTATCAACGATTGGCGGAACAGAGGTTAGACCCAACAACACAAACGTCATGTATATTATAAGGGCAACAGCGTTATGACAACCAGGTCATGGGACGAAACAACTCCTCTCGACTCCAATCACGCAGGAGAAGGGGAAGAAAGACTCAGGGAGCTTCGGGTCGATATAAGCGAACGTCTTCTTCACTTGAGTCCCGTTGGATGCGTCATGAAGTGGGCATCAAATATAATTCCCTATGGATGGCGTGAGTGTAACGGTGATTCCCTTCTTATAACGTCATTTCCCGATCTTTACTCGGTTATAGCTAAAATATATGGCGGGACATCGTCTACGTTTAATCTTCCCAACTATCAGGATAAAATACTGCGTGGATGGAATCACGGAAAGGCCTCGGGACTATTTGATCCAGATGCAGCCACAAGGACAAAGGTTTCTACTTCGGGTTCAACAATGACCGCCGGGGATCACGTTGGAACGGAACAGACCCACGCCTACAGGTCTCACACGCACTCATATTATCTTCCCGGTACGTTCGCCAATAGACAATATGTCTACAACTCGGGGGGTGCTGTTTATTCGACAACTAGTGCAAGTAAAACTGCTTCACAATACCCAGCTACAACCCACACTGAAACACGGCCAATAAACAAAAGGGTTAAATATATAATAAGAGTTGAAGGTGTACACGCAATACCAACAACACTCAATCCCGCTCCGTCTGGACACGTTTATCTTAATACATGGAACAATCTCATTCCCCATGACGATGATCCAATGGGTGACGGGGCGCAAGAGATAAGAAATTTCAAGGTTGACTTCAGAGAAAGAATTGATATAATGTTTCCAGTTGGGTCCATGATATATTGGCCTTCTTCAGTAATCCCGACAGGATGGATGGAGTGTGACGGTTCACCTCTTGATATTTCTTCTTATCAAGACCTTTATAATACCATTGGAACAATTTGGGGATCAAGTGGGTCAATCTTTCTTATTCCAAATTTGAAAGGATATTTTATAAAAGGAGCAAGTTCGTTAAATTATTGTGCAACAGTTGAGGCGGCACAATTATACAGTCACTCACATACCTACACCGGGGGAAGCGGTTTCGGTGTTGCTAACGCACTAGGAACAAGTGCGTCAAACATGACAATTCATCCGACAACCACAATGAACGCAGGGTATTATCCGCCCCTTCCGATAACAGATACCCGTCCTAAAAACATTTATCTCCCGATAATAATAAGGGTGAGTGGAAACTCATGACAAAATTAAGAACACAAAAGGATGAATCTCTTCCCAGAATACCAGACGACATTTCCCCGTCTATGAAGTCTTTTCTTACCGATTTGACAGAAAAAATTTCCGGGATATTTAGAAATACAAGACTCGACCTTGATACAGTAAATGATAATCTCGTGGTAAATCTTCCCGCCGGAATAATATCAATGTGGGGAAACGCCACTGCCCCAACTGGTTATGTTCTCTGTGACGGTTCCTCACTCTTGAGGGCGGGTACTTACGCTGATTTATATTCGGCAATAGGAACAACCTTCGGGTCGGTTGATGGAGCACATTTCAACGCACCTGACTTTAGGGGTATATTTCCAAAGGGTGCGGGAACAACGACAAGGGCAGCCGGAGTGTGTGCAGACGGAACTACATATTTTACGGCGGTACTTGGTGCATATTACCAGGATATGATGCAAAGTCACTGGCATACCACTTACGACAATGGAAATGGCACAAAAAGAGTGTTTGCGGTGGCAGCTAATATTGGTACGGACACAACCCCTTTAACCGGACAGGGAAATGTGAAAGAGCCTTCTAGCGATGGAACGAACGGAACACCAAGAACAGGGAAGTCAACAGAACCGCAATCATTGGGAATAAATTTTATTATAAAATATTGATATGGAACATACAAAACTTGAAATAACATTGAAAGATTACCTTGAGGGAAAATTCTCAGAGGTTCATCAAAAATTGAATAACCTTGAAACACTTCGCCAAGAGGAACACGATATCGTAATTTCAATGGCTAGGGATATCGCCTATCGTTCTGACGAAATAGACGAAATAAAAAAAAATGCAACACAATGTAAAATAGACTGCATGAAAAGAAAAGAGGATTTCGATCAAAGGGTTATATCGATAGTCGATCCAAGGATAACTGAAAGAATCACAAGACTCAAAATGTGGATAGCCACAGCCATTATTGTTTTGATGGTAAGCATAGCGGGTTATGTTGTTGATAAATGGGTAATTTCTCCCGTGCAGGGACACATAGAAAAAACGAGGTAATGAATGAGAGTCGTTAAAAACACAAGTATCAGGGAAAAATATACCGAAGGTCTTGACAGGGAACTCAAGGGAGTCGAGCAAATTGTAAACGAAATAGTCATCCACGGTACTGGCGGAGGAGCGTCTGGCGATGCCATGATAAAGTGGATGATGGGAGGCGAACGTGGACGAGAATATGCTAGGGGCATTGCTCTTTATCATTATCTGGTTGATTACGATGGAACCGTTACTGAAATAATAGACCCCAAGAAGTGTGTGTTCCACTCTTCAAGCGGGGTTCACGACATCCACACAATCGGAATAGAGATGATGAATAAAGACCCACAGAACAGGAATCCTTATTCAGATGCACAGTACAAATCTCTCCTGGCACTGGTGATAGAACTTCTCAAGGCCAATAGTAAGATTGTTACAATAGTCGGTCATGGACAGAACGCCAAGAAGTATTCATCGGCATATAAACAGTGTCCCGGCCCACGGTTTGACTGGAAAAAATTGGCTGATGAGTTGACTGATTTCAAATATGTGTATAAGATGGGCGAAGAAAAGATAACCGATATCGATATAACATAGGGGAGTATAATGAAAGAAAGGAGAAGAAAATACAGGAGGCTTGAGGGTGACGAGGTTGTTGAATCCAAGTGGTTTACCATCTCGGCCAAGGGTTTCAGGCTTATCATAATACTAGCCCTTATTGTTGGGTTCTTTACGGTTATGATATTCAACGTGGGGTATGACTCAAAGCAGGGGTGGTATTGGAAACCAAACACCCTTGAATTAAAATTAAAAAAAGAAGGAGTTGTAAAATGACAAACTTTATCGCATGGGTGAAATTAAATCCGTGGAAATTTGCTGTTGCGGTTCTCGCAGTTCTGGTCGTTCTTTCTGGCTGTGTCGGCCTTGGATGTGGTTACATCAAGGGGTGCAGTGACGCAAAATCGAAAATAGAATCAGGAAAGTAAATGGCAGATTCCCGTAAATATTTCCCGGTGAATCACTTTGCGGGTGTAGTCAAAAGCTATCACCCGAGAGCGATTCCCGATGACAAAGTCTCGGATGTTCTTAATGTCCTGTTTGAATTCGGCAAGGCAAAGCGGAGGTATGGCTATAACTCCATAGGAGCCAACACTCCACTTGACGGAATTATCATGGATATTATTTACTATGAACAGCTTCGGACGGGAGATAATTTTACGGTAGTTCTTACAACAACTAGTGCATATGCTTACGATTCTTCAACTGGTAATTTTTCAGATATAACACCTCTCTATAATACCGGAGTAATCTCCATAGACACTGATGCTGCCACCGGAACCGGAACAACATGGCTTACCGCATGGTCTGGTAAGATTAAAAGACTTAAACTTGGAACAAATGATCCCGATGTTAATTCAATTTCATTTACTGGAAATATTGGAGGGTGGGTTGCTGCTGCGGCATCAGATGCCATGTCGTGGTGTTCAGTGGCCTACGGGAATGGCGTATTCATTTCCGTTGCTAGTAATTCGGCACAAGAAAAAATAATAATGAGGTCTACTGACAACGGCGCAACGTGGTCAACGATCACAAAGGTTAGCAATAATGTTTCATGGGTTTCGGTATCTTACGGGAATGGCGTGTTTGTTGCTGCATCGTCAAGTGGTGGTACTCAAAAATTTATGCGTTCTACTGATGACGGGGCAACGTGGTCGGTGATACTTGTGGCAGGAAATTCTTCATCTATTTCCTCTGTGTCTTATGGTAATGGCGTGTGGGTTGCCGTTTGTAATAGTGCCATAGGTGGAGACCCGAGGGTATTAAGATCAACAGACGATGGCACAACATGGACAAGTATCGAAGCCGCAGAAGAAAATTCGTGGCAATCGGTATCATATGGGAACGGTATCTGGATTGCGGTATCAAACGATGGAATAAACAGGGTAATGAGATCAGCCGATGACGGAATTACCTGGGCTTCCGTTGTTGTAGAGGCTCTCGGTTGGAAATCTGTTGCTTATGGAAATGGTGTGTTTGTTGCCATATCAACAAATGGTGTTAATCGCATTATGAGGTCAACTGACGATGGAGTTACTTGGACTCCTGTCGTTGTCCCGGAATATAACATATGGCGTTCAATATGTTATGGAAATAATACCTTTGTTGCCGTATCTTCAGATGGAACAAACAGGATAATGAAATCTATCGATGATGGTATTACGTGGACACTTGAGGCATCAACCGAACAAAACAGTTGGTACTCCGTGTGCTATGGAAATGGAATATTTCTATCTGTATCGATTGACGGGACAAATAGGATCGAATATTTTTCACCCACAGTTATTACTTCGGTATCATCTACCGCTGGTCTTTATGTTGGACTGGAATTGACCTCATCAATAACTTATCCGGGAACAAGAATAAAGGCAATAAGTTGGGCCGGGAGTACAATTACCACCGATATTCCTTTTTTATCTGGAGGAACGGGAATATCTTTTCAAGCAGACATAAGCGATTGGTTTAACATAACAACCGTGGGGTCAAACACAACTCTAAGTATTTCACCAACTGGATCAACAACGGGTGATACAACAAACACTAGTGCTGTTGTAGTAAATGTTCCCGATACTTCAATCCTTCATGTTGGAATGGGAGTTGATGGAACCGGAATTGCGGCAGAAACATCAATATTGTCAATAGATTCGGCAACACAAATAACCTTGTCGAAAGCGGCCACAGCAACCAACACGGCGGTTGCTCTTACTCTCGGCGTTCTCGTTGATGCAGCACACGATATAAACTATGTCGTAAAACACTGTTTTAACGGAGATGCCGATAATTTGTTTTCTTCGTGTATGCCATATACCGATACCATTGACGACAAAATTCTCGTCTTCACTAACGGAGTTGACAAGATAAAGAAATGGGATGGTTCGGGTGCGATAAGCGATCTTACCATGACCGGGATTACCTGCGACTGGGCCAAGTGCGTTGGATATTTCGGATCGTCTTTATCAGAACATACCATTATAGCCAACATGAATGACGGTTCTACCAACCTCCCCCACCAGATCATGGTATCTGATGCCGGTGATCCAGAGGCATATTCGGGAGCATACTACGAACTCCTTACGAGCAATGACGAGATAACAGCACTCAAGGCTCTCGGAACACGGCTTGTCATCTACAAACGCAAGTCCATATCTCTCGCATGGGCTACTCCCGAGGGTGGTAATGACGACCCACTCGACCTCGACCAGAACAAGATAACCGAGGTTGGATGTCCCGCCCCGAGGACGATACAGGACTTTGGGTCATACCACCTGTTCCTTGGTCTGTCGGGTGACTCCGTGAACGTCTACGCCTTCAATGGAATAAATGTTGAAACCATAGGATCGGATATTTACGCAGACCTGAAGTCAAAAGTAAGGTTATCAATGGTTCACCGTTCGTTTGCCTTTACTCTCCAAAGCCGGTCGCTGTACTGTCTCTTTGTCCCCACTGGGACGAGTGACTATCCCGACCTCGTCTACGTCTTCAACTATGTTGAAAAACATTGGACGATATGGGAATTCACCGACATGATGATGGCGTATGGTTTTATGCGTCAGGAATACAATCCAACTTGGGCGGAGATTCATGCCCTCACAACCCTGTGGCCCGCAATGGAGATGAGGTGGTCCGACCTTAAATTCTACTCCCAGGATGCCTTCCCCCTGGTTGGGGATGCTGCAGGATACGTCTACGACTTCAGGGATATTTACGATGACGACGATGGTGACGACATAGATGCCTTCTTTGTTACAAAAGATTATCCGCTGAACGATACCAAGCATACGTTTAAATTGCTTGAAGGAGTTGTCGGCTACAAGGGACAGGAGGATGGCAATGACATTCAGTTTCAGGCATCAGTTGATTTCGGAAACAATTATTGCAATCCCATCACGATTGAGCAAGATACCTCCACGGATGTTGCCGATGTCCATGATCACGAATATGCGGAAACGATTTGCAACTTCTACGAGAAGGGCAGACAGGCTCGATTCAAGCTTAATAATGTCGATGGGGCAGACTTCGAGATCGAGGGAATAATCATCGGATATACTGACGAACAGGGGTTGACAAAATGATAAAGATGTGCTATTGTTTTAATAGGAGTTTGCCATGTGGAATCAACTAATAGGGGCGGGGATGGGTCTGGCCGGTAGCCTGATAGATTCAACCTCAAAGCCGACAGTAAATCAGGTCAGCACCCTCAACCCGGCTCAACAGGCGATATTTGCACAAAAATTTGGATCAGAGTGGGACAGGTCAAGTAAAGCCGTTAGCGGTCTTGGTGAAGATGCTACGCACCTCAAGGACACTTATGGCGGACTGGGAGATTGGAGACAACAATTTACACAGCAGACCGAGATACCGACCGGGAACAGAACGCAGGGCGACCTCCAAACTGGAAACTTCAGAGACAAAAGACATGGCCAAATAAACAGTCTATTGTCTCAAAGATACCGGGATGCTGTTGGAGACAACATGGGAATGCAGAAACAGAAGACATATGACACCGAAAGGGTTCTCAATTCAATGCTTGATCGGTCAGATATGCAGAGGCAACTTGGCTATGCGGGACAGATGAACAACTTTGGATCAACGCTGATGACCCTTGACACGGGACAGCAAATACAGACCCCACGGCAAGACCCACTCGCAGCAGTTGGAAATGGTCTTAATATAGCGGGAGCAACCTCAACGACACTTGGTAATCTCGGTAGTCAATTCCAGAATTACTTCGGTGGAACATCAGGAACAATTGGGGTTTCCGGTTCATCGGGAGGCTTTTAATGTATAATCTCGGAACAGCAGCGAACACAAACGAATTCCAACAACTCCTCGGCATGAAGACGATGCAGGAGGCTCTCCCATATCTCGGTGATACGAGAAATACAATATCGAGTTATGCAGATTCTCCTATGCTTGCCTACCAACCCGACAACTGGCAACAATCAATGCAGTCATACCAAAACCCGATAGACCGACAACTGAGTTATAAACTCAAAGACATCGGTTCATCAATGGGAAGGGAATATCATTCGTTCGCAAGGAAGGCAGCACAGGCCGGGGCGCAATCAGATGCCACGAATCAACTCGCAAATATTTCAACTTCCCGACTTTCAAACGAAAGAAACCAACAGGCTGGAGATTGGAACAATGCCCTCAATATGCAACAACAGGCGAGGGGTCTTGATATAGGATCACTCCTCGGAATGATAACAGCCCAGACAAACCAGACAAACGTAACTCCACCGTCAAGTGCGGGTGGGATGATAAGCAACATCGGGAGTCTGGTCGGCGGGATAGGAAGCCAGATAGGAAGCATGGCAGGAAATCAGATAGGAAGTGCGGTTAATACTGGAGGTGCAAAATAATGGCCGGTTACACAATAGTTCCAAGAGATCAGTGGGGTGGCAACGAAGCTACCCAGGCCATATCAGCATGGCGGCAAGCAGAAGAAGGGAAGGCCCAGAGACTCCTTCAGGAAAGGTCGTGGCTTGCGCAACAGGCACTCCTCCGTGGTGACATAGATCGTTATACCGGATTGACGGGAATAACTCCCCAAACATATAATCCTAATTACGATCCAGAACTAGACAAAAAAATAGAGCAATCTGTTTTATCTGCTGCGAAAAGCAACCTCTCTCGGGAGACCAAGGGTTCTGCCGGTGGTGCTGATGCCGCTGCTACTGGTGCTGGTCTCGGAAGGGGAAGTAGTGAAGTTCTTGGCCAAAGCCTACAGAAGTACAACAAGAATCTTGAAAAAGAATTTGACAACATTGTTAGTAAAAATTCCGACAAGATACAAGCTGCGAGAAATAATAATCCTGAATTTCTCAAAGGTCGTGAATTTGGAAAGGCATATAATAATATGTACAAGGGTGCAATGTACGATATAAAGAAAGGGATGCCAATCGAACAAGTAATAATGAAGTATGGGCCTCAAATTGGTAGCGCAATGACTTCGTGGGCAAGACCGGGAAATCCGTATGCCGGTCTTATGGGATTCAGAAAAGTCGGTGCTCCTTCTGGTGGAAGCCTAAAACCGGCAACTGTCAGGGTTGGAAACGAGAGGTCGGCAAGGGCTGTTGACGTATGGCCGAATCAATCAATGGATGATGTTGCAAAAACATTAATCAATAGATATCCAGATTTGAAAGAAACATACAAAAATGATCACAAAGCATTAGCTGCAAGATTGAAAGAGTTCACACAGTCTCCATATATTCAATCAGCAGAAAAATCAATGGATAACGAAGCTGCAAATTCAGGATATACCCAGGGTCAACAAGACATTCTCACTAGGCAAGGTGAGATGGTAGATATCTATAAGCAGGCAAATCTTGCTGGAGATATAATACAAGGAGTATCTAGAGGTGGCCAATCAAACTCGAATATTGGTTTCGACCTTACTGACCCGAGATCATATAAATAATGAAATTTGAAGAGTATATCTCTGGACAGGATTTATCCGGGAAAACCGATGAAGAGTTGTCGGTTATAAAGCGAAATTTCTTTGTCAAGGAATTAATCCCGGCGATCAGGTCTTCCGGAGGCGATCCCTCGGCTATTCTCCCCGGTTATGTAAATCAGGCCAATAGTGTTATTGCAAAACACAAGAAGGTTTTTGCCACTGGATCAAAATCTATAGCAGAATATAACAGCAAACTTCAGTCAAACCTTATTCAATCACTTGGCGATAACATTCCCGTCATCGGCCCCGCTGTAAAGATTATAGACGATGTCGTAAACAAGAGAACACCATCTCTTGAGTCTGCATTATCTGTACTCGATCCCATGACACCCGTTACAAAACCGATGGCAAGCATGATTGCCAATTCAATCGGCGGGTTGGTAAGTAAATTCTCCACCGGAATGGAAGACGCCTTCCGTGTAAAGAAAACCGGACTCCCCAAGGTTAACAGCCTTGAGGGAATGACACAGGATCAGATACGAAAGTACAATCAAGACAAGTCGCGGATACGGGAATACGATCAACAGGGACTTCTCGGTCTCGGAAAGGAGATAGGAGAGGGTCTTCTCGGTGGTGCAAAGAACACGATAGTCGGAGTAGCATCCGGTGCTGATACATACGTCCCCGCCTCTCTTGCACAGGAACGTGCCTCTGCCATCTCCACTGGTTTCCTTGATCTTCCTGCCTATGGTATCGCAACTGCGGCCACAAAGAGTCCTGTTGCGGGGTTTGCAATTCCTGATGCCATCCGCCAAGTTGCTGTTGAATTCCAAAAGAACCCCGAAAAATGGAACGAGATGGATGCCCTCGAAAAGGCCAACTATATAGCTTCCGCTTTTAACAGGACGAAGGACGCAGCCGTCAAGGGCGGGGCGATGGGTGCGTCCTTCTCCGGTACTGGTGCTGTCGTAGAGAAACAGGTTGGCAGGGCTATCGGAGAATCAATAAGCAAACCCGTGGTCAAGACGCTCATTGCCAAACCCATAGACACCACGGTTCAAGCGGGTGTCATGACGGCACTGTCTGGAGACTGGAGCGCATCAGGTTATCTCAATAACTTCATTGTTGCCGCAGGACTTAACGCCCTAGGAGCAGGTAAGGAACTTGCCGTCAAGGGCGCAAAGAGTGGAATTACAGCAGTAAAAGAAAAGGTTGTAGAGTCCAAGAAGTCAAGGGACTTTCTTGAGATATCGGATAACATTCTGCACAATGACGAATGGCTTCAATCGGAAAATCAAAAAATAAAATCAGGTGAAAAGACCCCGACTCAGTCCACATTTGACGCCCTCAAGGAAGATAGGCACATAAGGTTTGCGGACAAGCTTATCGATCATGTTTCCCAATATACCGGACTTGACGGGAACGTGGTATCGGAGGCAATAAAAACTCCCGAGGGCATGAGCGATCTTGCAAAGATATACCGAGAGAACAGGATTCTCAACGAACCGGGATTGACCGAAAACATCAGGGACAAATATAAAACATCTCCAGAACTCATGAAGAAGATGATTGAACTTCAAAACATTTCCGACTACAAGAAAAAGGTCGGAGACAAGTTTCCGAAGTCTATGGAAGATCAGTATATGAAGATTAGGGAAGAGGCGGGCAAGGAATTTTACCGGCTGAACGAGGTTGATCCCGGTAATACGGGATATGCTCAATTCATACCAGAAATGAACTCCGACTTCCGTGGTTTCAAAAATAGGATAGACCCCATCATTAAGAACGTCAAACCTCCTGATGTTGCCAATAGTCTATATCGATCCCCATACGAAAATATGTTTGTAGAACGGGAAGTAAAACAAAAAACGAATTCAAACATTGCTGATTATCTTTCTGATATTGCAAGGTTCTCACCCGATAAGGCTGAAGCATATAACGCAGCCGCCAAAGAGATAAGGGGAATGGATGGCGAGATCAAGAACATCGACATTGAGAAGATGGTTGATACGCTTACCCCCCTCGGCATAACCCCGGATGTGGCAAAGGTTGTTTCAGATATAGTCAGGGATGGCAAGAGTAAGGCTCTTGCTGATGCTCAAATGAAGGGACAGTACAGGGAATCATACGAAGAACTGAAGTACCTTACCCCCAAAGAGATAGACAAACTGTCTCCAGATGAGATGGCATCATTCCTACAGAAGGCATACTACTCTGCCGATGGTCGGCGCAGGGCTGACATAGACCCCGAGCGTGTTTCGTCCATGCTGAAGGACTATGTCTTCGAGAAAGAAATAATGTCGAAAGACAATATGAGACCGGAAGACCTTGAAAAGATATTCTCTAGCGAGAAGGACAAGGTCATGATGGATTCAAAAGCAATTGAGGGAGTTATTAAGACGCTCCAGATATTTGCTGATAATCCGAAGAAATTAAATCCAACTGTATTCATAGCAAAAGCATTTAAGAAAAAGGCGTGGGATAGAACAATTGATCTACTGACGTGGTTTGATAAAAAGATTGGCGGAAACAGTGCCAAGAACATAATCCACATGGATATGCTCCAGACCCAGGCTCACGAGAACCTGTCAGCCGATCTAACCGGGAGGTTTGAGAAACTGTTTGGAAATCAACCAAAAAGGGTTCTCGATCTGGCAGACAGGATGGCGGGACTCGAACCTGAATTATTTGCCAAGAGGTCTGCTAAGATAATAAAAGACCTCAAGGTTTCTCCCGACGAGATTGAGACTGCGAGAATCCTGGCCCTCGGTAAAGACGGTTCCGACAGCCTGCGTAAAATATCTAAAGACATGATTGGTCTCGCCAAGAAGTTGGACATGACTGCCCTGAAGGATGGCAAGGAAGTCCCCATATCCGAGGTTGAACAAGAATACTACTCCCCCGACCTTGCCCACGAAAAGTTCTACGAACCGGGGACAAAAGAGAACGCACAATATCTCAACTGGCTATATCAAGAAGGACTCCTGAGTGGAAAGTATGACCAATCAAAAAGATCAGAGGCAGAGATAAGAAGGCTTGTCAGGAAGGACTTCGAGCAATACAAGGCCAATCTTGGCAAGCATCGGCATGGTACTTTGGAATACTCAAAAGAACTCCCCAAGTTTCCGGAGGAGTTCCTGAGGGATACACGGTCGAGATGGCTTGAGACAATAGATGGTTCGACCAATAGGTTTGCAGAGATAATGCACTGGGGCGCAAAGTACGAGAAACTCGACAAGGCTTTCAACGACTTTATTGTTGATGCGGCCACCCACCTCGATGCTAAGTCTGCGGCGATAATGGTTCAGTCTACTCAGGACTTTATCAGAACCATAACCAACAAGCGTGACATTGATGCAATCGCCAGCAATCTTACCAAGGCAGCCGGAACATATCTCGTTCTTGCAAAACTCCCGTTGGTTGCAATCTCCCAGTTCTCACAGTTTCCCGAGGCAATGAAGGCGGGTTCTCTCAAGTCGTTCCTTCGTGGTATAAAAGCCATGACGACCGATAAACAAATAAAGTTTCAAGACCCGAATATAGATGAAAGATGGACTATGAAAGAACTCAGGGAGCGTTCGGGTTCGGCATCCCAGTACATCATGAATCTCGGTATAAGAAAGACATTCATGTCGAACAGGATCACCGACAAGTATCTGAGATGGAATCAGATGTATCGTCTTGACGCTGCATCGAGGGCTGTTGCCAACGCCTCCGGTTGGTTCTTTGCTGAAGAACTGTCACACCAGATGAATAACATTCTAGCTAAGCATAAGGTCATGGGATCAGCAGGAGAGATGTCTCCCGAGGCTCAACTCAAACTCCTCGAACAGAAGGGCGGTGGTATATTTGAACGAGTTCTGGGAGCAAAAGAGAACACTTATCTCGTCAGAAAGATGAGGCAGATGGGAATAGAGCCGGCTGAAGTTATCTCTCGGGGAAGGAACGCAGAAGGGAAGTATACCCTAAATCAAGAACAACAGATAAACGCCGCCAGGATTATGGAGACCGAAACAAACTACCGAAACTTTGCAAGAGACCTTCCGTCCTATGCAAAGAAGTCTCCACTCATGAGCATGATATACTTGTTCAAAAGTTACGGATTCAATAAGTGGCAGAATATAAAGACAAACGTAATCGGAGAGGCAAAGAGAGGAAACCTTTTCCCGTTGTTCTATATGGCCGTTGTTGACTTCGGTATAGTGGCTCCGGTTATAAACACGATAGCATCACTCATCAGAAGGAAAGACCCCGCTTTGGTTAAACTCGCCAGGGGTGTTGACGACTATGGCCGTGACTACAACGTGCTTGACTATGCTTTCGATATGATGGCAGGAGCAGGAATAATGGGAAAGTGGGAAACCCCGGTTTCGGCTTTTAAGTACAAGAGGTTCCCCACGCTCACTCCCGGTAGCGATGATGCGGAAGGCTTGTTCAAGGCAATGGTGAAGACCTACGAGGCCGGTGGTACGACTGATGCAACCCTCGAATATCTCGCAAGCCTAGTCCCCATCTGGGGCAGGTCTGTTCTGGTAAAGCAGATACAGGACGAAAACGCAATAAAGCGTGGAAAGAAGAGATGGCTCGACAAGGGTTATGACGAAGAGGGTGCGTCCGCCATGTACCAAATAAGACAACAAAAATATGGCATTAAAAAAATGATAGATGAAGCAAAAGGTATTGACAAAACCAAGCGTGGTGCTATAAGTAATACTGACTTTAACAAGACAGTTAAAGAATATCTCAAAAATCAATTGCACGACCTTGGCATATATGATTGACATTGAAAAAGTAAACTCCAGTTATCTCCACAACATCGCCTTCGGATTCGAGGCGGGACTCCGTGTACCGGAAATAAGATACATCGAAAAAACTCCCGAAGACGAACTCCAGGGAATGAGGTCAAACGGGAATTGGACGGAAGACTCGGGAATGATGATCCGCAAAAAGGATGGTTCCCGAATCATCTGTATCGACTTCTGGGACGGCGAGAAGTTCATTTATCCACACATTGCAATCAACGACAGGAGGCTTCTCGGTGGTGGACAAGGCCCGCAACTTGAAGCCAACTCCGTTACTTTATTTAGGAACATCGACCGGATTTGCATTGATGAGTTTCGGAAGATTGCTCATCTTATCAAACAGCGTGAGGACACCTACCGTGGCTACGTCACCCTTGAGGTTACGATTACCCCTACTGACACCTGGTTCGGGAGTGTTGGATTCGGACTGGTCGCTGATTACATTTTCCTTCTATCAAAACTATACGGAATAGATATATCGCAAGATGTTCCTGATTGGGGAATTGACCATGCTCACAATTTCGTTTGCTCACTTCGCCTGTGGGCATATCCATATTCCTCGGTCAACAACGCCAGGGTGATAGAGATTCTTCCATACCAAAACGGGATGGACATATCCTACGGCGAGGACTGCTACATTGTAATGTCTGGTGGTAAAAGAATATTTGACTGTTGGAAAAGGCTGTATGATTCAATTCCAGAAGGAATAACCGAACACGGTGTGTGCTATAGAACAGATGGTGACGACCTTGCCAAGAGAACCTACCACACACTAAAGAAGGAGGAGATAATATGTCATGGTGGAGGCTAGTAATTTCCCATGTCGTCATAGCAGGACTTGCGCTCGGTGCAGGATATTATCTGAAGGGATGTGGCGGTGTCCTTTACAAATGGAAGACGAAGACAGTAGTAGTAGAGAAAGTAAAGTGGTACAAGGAAAAGTGCGGGGATACAGTAATAGACGGAAAGCAGAACAAGAATGAGTTCAACGTGTTTGTTGAAAATAAATGCTTCAGGGCAGAGAGAACCCTGGGTGTTACTCTCCCACCAGAAAAAACCATTCTGATTATACCTTCGGGATCGGGTGCTTTCGGACTAAGGGATGGGAAGTTTGATGTCCTGGTTGGCGGATCATTGAACGTTTATAAGACCTGGGGGATGTTCGGTTTCGGCGGAGGACTCAACTACCAACACTCTCTCATATTTAAAAATGATTATTACGGCGGGTCAATATCCGCCGTTTTAAAATTTAATTAAGGAGGAACGGAAACTATAGCGGGTTAAACATTTACAATAATATTGCTAATTTGTTATGTCTCGGTAAGAGGCGGGTTTTTATTCCCCGCCTTTTTCTTTTTATCACTCCCCCTTTATTCTGTTGATAGCGTCTGATAAATGACCGCAAGCCCAACCTCTCATGCAACTTTTAAATTGATCCCCCTCTGACTCCATTATCCTTAATACTTTTTCACACACGGAAATCAATTCATCCCGTTCCTTTTCCGCCTTGTCTGCTCTCGCTGTCTCGGAAGTGAGGAGTATTTTAATTTCCTCTTGTGCCGCATCCCATATCATTTGATCGGGAATATCTCTAAATAGATTTTGCTCACCCGTTATTGGATTAACGCCAGACCTATATTCTGAAATCCATTCATTTAACGTCTTCATCACTTCCCCTCCCTCGCCTTGAGCATGGCGGATATTAGTCCGTGTTTTTCAATCAAGTCTTTGGCCGCATCTAAGTATTTATCTCTATCACCCGTTAGGTTTAATGCCAATAAATAAAAATTGTTATCTTGTCCCCGCAAATATTCGACTCTATTATAGGCATCGACCAATCTATTATATTGTTCTACAGGAACCCATTCATTTTGACTCATCGTCTTTTACCTCCGGGGGATTTGCGGGACTCCAATGAGTCACCCTACGCTCTGTGCCAGTTACAGCATACATCACACTATCATCTTCATCCAACACCGTATAACGTCCGTCAGACCAATAGGTAAAACACGGTGTCTCCGGCAATCTATCCTTTACGCTTATCCATTCACTCATGGGATACCTCCTTGTCTCGGTTTTTATACAACCAATTCATTATACAGTCGTGCGAGACATTGGCCGTGTCCATCATATATTGTATCGCAAACTCTGTACTCTTGTCCTGTTCAATGCAATAATCCCATGCATTTTTAAGTATTATTTTGGTTGATTCCTTCATTCTCTCTCTCCTTGATGATGGATTGGTACTCTTCAATAAATTTTTCAAATATATTTGCATTGGGAAGCCCTGCCATGTCTGGATAGCAATTTTCGACTGTTTCCTTGTAGCACTCCGCAGCTTCAATTGCATCTCCCGCCGCTTCGGATAGGCGTTTGTAGTAGTCGTCTGTGCGGGTATACAATGAGCATATATTTCCCATACAATCACTCCCTCCATCGACATATGTTATATGTTTACAAACCTTTAAATGGATACATTCACTCATTTACTTATCCTCCATTAGATCGGCTAAATTCTTGCCGGTGGCTTTTTCAATTACTGATTTCAATTGTGAAGGTTCGTCAATGTCGCCCTTGTAAGCGGATATTAACGCCTCTATCATATCAGGAGCCGCCGCTATAAGGCGGGCATTGGCAATATCCTGGTCGTTGATTTCCTTCTCAGTTGATATTACACATACCATTTCAGACAGTTCACCAACCTTATGTTTATGATTGGTGACAACAAGGTAATTTTGATTGTCAATTTCTCCAATACCGACTTTCCATTCTCCAGCCGTCCACTTATCTGTCATGATTGGCCTCCTAATCTATACAATCAATCTTTACACTATATTCTGTTGTAATTTCACCATGCAACATCACATGTTTTACTGTTGCCGCCCCTCTTTTATCAACGACCGCCCGTATTGTTATTGATAGGCAGTCAGCACCTTCATCTAATGCAGATTCTACGGCGTTCTTGATTTCCTCTGCATTAAGCATTATTTCAATTTCCATCTTCCCTCCCTTGCGGCTGTTATTTATATCGAAGATTTAATATCTTTGGCAATATCAATAATTATCTTTGCCTCTTTAATATCTTCAATATCAGCCGAATGATATTTATACCCCAATTTATTTTCAATTTTTGAATATAATTCTTTCCTCGATATTTTACCAGATTTCCATAGTGGATCAATGATCTCATGTATACACTTTCTTGCCTCTCTTATTTCTGGAGTAGGGATTACTCCTAATGGGCGCGTTTTATCTTTTGTTTTGTGGTGGCATCCAACATAATTACCGCACATAACGCACACCCAAAATGGAAGTTTGTATAAATCTATCCTATGCGGATATACTTCTCTTCCATTTGTTAATCGAGCTTCAACACTGCTTTTACATCCACAGCAATATATTTTCATACACTATTCCCCTTGCGGCTATGGCCGCTTGCTATTCTGAATACGGTACGCACATGTTGATGTAGCGTTTGTATTCTGCTATCTGCTCGTCTGTGTAATCGTTATACTTTCCGATGGTTTCGTAATCGGTCAGCCATTGCTTGACGGTATGTTTCTCGCAACCGATTGATATTTTACCATCCATGTAAAATAAATAGTGGCGCGTCCCTTGTATTGATATGATGGGAAGCTTTATTCCTTTCGCCCCTTTGAGATTCGCCCCTTTGAGATTCGACCCTTCGAGATTCGCCCCTTTGAGATACGCCCCTCCGAGATACGCCCCT